TCTGTATGAACCATCAGATGCTAAAGGTTGTGCAGTTAATGCAGTATCAACTTTTTCTCCGTTAGCGTTAAGTGTAACACCATAGAATCCAGTGGTAAATAATCCGACTTTTTTACCTTTAGATGCGTCAAATAAACCATCATTATAGAATAAGTCATATAATGACTTCTCTAAGAATGGAGTAATAACATCATCGCTTGAACATCCAGAAATTACACATTCTGGTAATGATCCGTTAGCTGCACCATCTTTACCGTTCAAAGGAACTTGTGTAGATGATGTTTTTGGTACAAAAAAGAATAATTTTCCAATTGGCATGTTCATCGCTTGTACCGATACGATATCATTCGCCAATAATTTTGAGAATACTCTTCGTACAATCGGGAAAACTACAGTTTCAAAAGAACCTGACGAACCAGCCGCATCGGTAGATTCGTTAAGTAATGAAGAAGCTTGGTTTTCGTACAATTGTGCGATGTTCTCTTTTACGTGACCTTTTAAACCTTCTAGGAAACCTAGTTTGTTCCACTTAGAAATAGTTTTTGATCTAATTTGTTTTAGGTGTTCTAGTCCGATATTTCCGACTTCACCTGAATTTAATAAATGTCCCATTTTTTGAGTTTTTTATTTTTTTAATTATTATTATTTATGAGATTCTTCTCATTAAATCTTTAATTGCTGAAATCTGTGGATCTACATATGCAGTAGATTCATTTAGATTTGTCGCCTTTGAAGACTTTACTGTCTTATTAACTTTTCTTTCGACAGACTCGTTAATCGGTTGCTTATTATCCAACTCAGTCTTAACTGTTTTGTATATGTTTTTTGACTCTTTAATGGTCTCAGCATTATCAAACCTTTTAAGGATATCCATTTTTTCCTTTTTGGTTGTTGAATGCTCAGTGAAAAGTCTATTCACATACGCTAAATTAGTGTTGAACAAAGCTACTTCATTAAGTTTGTCTTTGAATACATTGAGTGCTTTCTTATACTCATTGTTTTTAGACTTCAACTCATTGTATTCTTTCATTATCTTATTTTCAGAAACTGTAGATGTTTTTGGTTTTCTGTTTACTAAAGGTTTACGAGATTTTCTAGATTCGTTTCTTCTACCCACTTTCGCCCCACTGTATCTTTGTTTACCAGCGAACTTTCTGTGTCTTTGTAGTCTGTCTTCTTCTAATTTCTCTTCTTCTTCATCAATGTATTCTCCTTCGTCCATGTCCTCACCTTCCATATGATAACCTTCTTCGTAATGTCCTTCTTCCATGTCTTCCATTTCTTTCATCATTTCTAACATATCCGAATCTTCATCCATTTCGATTTCATACATAACTTCGTCCATAGATTCATCTTCATACATTGAACCAGAACCACATTCAGAACAATACTCTTTTTCGTTCATCATTTCATCCATAGATTCTTTAATGTAATACTCTGCTCCAGTTTCGTTATCTGTTAAATGAATACCGTCACCATCTTTTACTACTTCTACTTCATCATCGTCAGAAAGTTTCTTAAATACTTTAACAACTTCGTCATCAGACGCACCTGTTAAGTCCATTACTTCTTCTCCTCCCATTTCCATATCCATAGGTAATTCTAAATCCATCTCAACGTCACCCATTTCTTCTTCACCTTCTCCAGCATCTAAGTCTAGATCAGTATCCAAATCAAGTTCAACATCATCAACTTCATCTTCATCAGAATCGACATCTAAATCTAATTCCATATCTTCCATGTCTTCCATGTCTTCCACTTCATCTTCATCTTCATCTTCATCAACATCTAAGTCAACTACTTCTTCTTTTTCATCATCAGACCCTTCAATAGCATCGTCATCCATTTGTTCAGAAACTTCTTCAGTTTCTTCTTCTGTGACTTCTTCGTCTTTTCCTTTTAAAGACGACTCAACGATACTTTCAAATTCCTTGGACATATGTGCCGCAAGCATTTCTTTCGTGTTGGCTTTTAAGGCATCTTCTAAAGACTTTGCTTCTAGTAAAGCCTCTTCGATGATTGATTTCTTTTTTTCAGCCATTTTAATTTTATTTTTTAAAATATTATTATTATTAACGCATTACTATGCGTTTAATTAATAAATATGCAATAAATCTAAAAAGTGTGTTTTTTTATTAATCTAATAGAAAATTGTTTAAACCATCTTTCAATATACTATCTTCTTTTTTAGTATTTGATTCTGACATTTGTTGTTCTTTAGAAGGTTCATCACTATATATCCAAGAACCTGGTGTTGATGGTGAAGTAACAATATCCCAACAAATTAATTCGAAATCATCTTGTACAATATTTTTACCACCTTCTTTTTCTAAAGAACCTACACCTCTAGATGATACACCAATCTTTAAACCTTTTCTTAAATAATTCGCTACTCTATCACCTTCACAAGATATGATTCCTTGATTTACGAATCCTGGTGACATAATGATTTCTAATTTACCCATAAGTACATTACCTTCCCACCATAAGTCTACCACATTATGTGAAATCCTACTTACTGCAACAATAGACGATTCTGGGTGATCCGCTTCACCTACCGCTCTTTTATCTTTAATAAGTTTAAGGTAATTTTCTGCTTCTCTTCTAAGTAATGCTTCAGGATATACTCTCTCGTTTCTATTTTCCACCCCATATTTCTGCATAACCGCATAAACTATCAAAGGTTCCTCTATAATAGGTTCCCCTTTTGATAGTTTTGTCATTTCACTAATAAAGTGTCGGTTATCTTTTGGAGAAATGTATCCTGCATCATATTCGATAAGGATACCTTTCTTTTTAATTTCGTTCTTCTTTAATATTTCCATAATAATGATATACTTTAATTATAAATATATCACTATGTTAAAAAAATTACTTTTTAGTTCTATAGAAAGTAAAAATAGAATTGTTTTCTAAACAGTCAGTTACTACATCTTTAATAATCTGTTTAGTGTTATCTACAATTCTAGGTTTATTTAAAGGAAGATACTTCTTTTGGTATAGTGTTATCTCACAACTCATAAAACTTCTTTTCTCTATAGATAAACCTGAAGTTCTCATATCTAGATCTACCATATACTTATGGTTGTGAAATAAATCTTTGTTTAAAGAGTTGTTTAGTTTTTGTTTTATTTTTTTTCTTACGTTACGTAAATAGTAATCGTAATTTAAGTTTTCATCTAATTCACTTAGTTGTCCCCACGCACATAAGTTGATGTATAGACTTTTAGATTCTTTGTTATTAACTGTCCCAATTTTAGTTTTGTAGTTGTCTAATAAATCTAATTTGATTTCTTTTCCTAATTTCATTAATCATTTCTTTCATTTTTTTGTTATTTTTAAAGTTTGTATATTACAATTATAATGATTGTGACGCGTAATGTCAAATTTTAAACATGAAAAAACCCACTATAGTAGCGAACTTTAGTGGGTAATATATTGTCCGTAGACAATAACGGTCCTAATCCGTTTTTTTAATAGTTTTATCCGCACTTACACCAAGGTGTACGACCCTTATATGCAACTACAACACCAGGTTCAGCTATTGGACCAACAGTTGTTTTTAAAGTAACTTTTTGTTCTGCCGTACCAACGGTACCTATAACGGGTTTGCTACCTTTATTACGTTTACCTTTATTTTGCTTCTTTTCCATGTCTTCCTTCGCTAAATCAACCATTACTCTTTTACATGAAGGTAAATCAGAGGTTTGTTCATTTAATGTTCTCTTAACAATTCTTTGTAAATCTGATTCTGTAAGATTTACTAATGTTCCGTTTTTTCTAATTCTCATTTTTTAATTATTATTATTATTATTATTATATAGATTCATTTAAATCATAAATCTTACCTATATCCGTTTTAAAATTATCTAAACTAAAATCAGTATTCAATAACTTATCCTTAACTTTTAAAAGTTTATCTTTCAAATCCAAATCAGAAGACTCATTTAATTTATTATTGATAGTATCAATACACTCTCTTTTTAGTTTATTAAATATTTCTTCTTTATCTTCATTACTACCATTAAGAACTGTCTTAATAATTTCTTTTTCTGATTCTGAAATATTAGAATATCTAGAGTTAAATTTATTAACCGCCAATTTTGTTAGTACACTAGGTGGTAAATCTATACTTTCTGTAACAACCTCCTCAACATCTTCTTTTTCTAACATCACCCTAACAATATGATTAATTGACTCATTCACCTTTTTAAGATTAGAAGGTGTTTTTTTTGTATTAACTAAATATGTTACCTTATTATAAAATTCTTGATTTTCTTTTACGATTTTATTCCCTTTAAGGACTTTAAGAAAAAATTCATTACCTTTATTAATGTGTTCTTTATCTAACCCCCCCAATAAAGAAATATTTTCTTTAACAAACTCTATTGCTTCAGTTTTATCATCAAACTTAGTGTTTTGTAAATTACTATAGATTAAATACTGATTCTTTAGTGTTTCATTTTCTTTTATTGTTTTTAAAAACTTAGAAAATAGTTTTTTACCCTTATTGTCTTTTTTAATTGTAGACTCAATAACTAAATTTTTAAAGGTATCTTTTATATTGCCAAAATTACTCATGTTCTTTTTTATTAATAAATATTCTGAATTTATAAAAAAGATCTATTTTGTTAAATTATCAATTTCTTTTGTGATATCACTAATCTTAGAATTTAGAATTTCTGTATCTTTTTCTACGTCATCTAAGTTAAATACCTTTTCATCTTTATCTAAACTTTCCATTAGTCTATTTAAATACATACCTTGATATTTTTTAACTTTTTCTTCGTATTTTCTCTTTTCTTGTTCTAATAAAAGATTGTCTTTTTTATCTTTAGTAGATTCTACTGCCGTTCCTGTTTCTGCCGCAGCTGCTTCACCACCAGCTAAACTATCTGCTGCAGATTCTAAACCACCTGACTCATCACCGAACCCTGCCATTTCACCACCAGTATCTCCACCACCTTCTTCACCACCTTCTGATGTTCCGCCACCTGTTAATGTGGAGAAGTCACCGTAAAGTTTATCAACTCTATCAAACATACCTGTTTTCTTAATTACATTAGCAGTTTGTTCCATCTCTGCAGCTGCCGCTTTTTCTAATCTTTGTTGTTCTAAATCATTTCTAATATCTTCTTCTGACATACCTAAAATTTCTTTTCTAGCTCTTGTCATAGACATTGAACCAAAACCGTTACCTGCATCAGACACCGCATCTTTATATAATGTAACTTTTAACTGAGTCTGTTCAATTTTTAACATCTCTGCTTGTGTTGAAGGGTTATTAAGAGTTAAAGTAAAGTTTTCTAATTCATCCTCTAATCCTAAAATATATAAGTGAATTATCGCAATCTTATTTAACTCTTGTAACATTGCTTGTTGAATTCTATTAACAGTTCTAGCAAATCTAATATCTTGTAATGCCAAATTTTTACCTTCACCATTCACCTCTTCAAAACCTAAAAATGGTTTTGGTACCCTAAGTGCAGTAAATAACTTTTTCTGTAGATACTGTATATCTGCAATCTCTGATAGGTTAGTTGCCCCTGGTAATGTTTCTATTGGTGATGGTGCACTCGCATCTCTAACTGGAATAAAATAATCTTGGTCTTGTGCCATTTGATTGTACCTAGTATCTATCTGTCCTGTGTTCTGATCAATAACAGGACTTCTTTTAAAGTTGTCTGCAATTTTATTAACATATGAGGGTACATCTTGTTCATCAATATTACCTACAAATATTTTAAATATTCTTCTCTCTGGTGCTCTTGTTACTCTATATATTAACATTGCATCTTCAGAAAGTAATAATTGTTTCCATATTCTTCTAGCTTTTTCTAACATAGATGTCCCATAAGGTAGTCTTCTATCATCACCTAACAATCTAAAATGTGCAACTTGCCAAGCATTGAACTCAATATCTCTTTGTCCCCATACAAATTTAACTGGATTAAATTTATCTGTTTCTGAATTCATAGAATTTTCACCAAACCCAGAGTTTTCTTTCCTACTAATTTCTATATTTGGTAATTGTTTTACACTTGTCACACCATCGTCACTGTCGATACTTAAATATAAAAAGTCGTCACCATATTTACAAACGTTTCTAGTCCACATTGGTAATGATGTATGAATATCTAATCTATTAAAAAATAAATCATCTAATATTCTTCTAACCCTTCTACTTTCAGAAAATATATTAATAACTTTATTATCTGGATTTAGTGTAGTTGATTCTTCCATCATAATATCTAAAGCCGCAGCTATCTCTGGAAAAAATTCCATACCTTCAAAATCTGCATAAGAAGCTAACCTAGTAGTTTCATAATATATGGAGTGTTGATATATTTCATTATCTACTTTCTGCCATTGATTTGCGAGGTACGTATCTTGTTGTCGTTTTAACTTCTCATAGTCGTATTCTTCTTTAGACTTAGTTTTTAGAAGTTCTTTATCGTTTATAGAATATCTAGACTTACTTTGTTGACGATTAACGTCAGGACCGAATAAATCATTTAATTGTTGGAATACTGTTTTTCTTGCCATTTTCTTTTAATATACTTTGTTACTATTATAATAAATATATAGAAAAACTAAATACTATTTAATTCCAAATAACCAATTATAATCTCCGTTATCATTATTACTATTATTTGATTGTTTTGGGTTATATGTTGGGGTATTAGTATAGAAAGGATTTATATGTTTTTCATCATTAAACATTGGATCACTTTGTTTGTTAGTCGTATTTACCCAACTATCCAACATCGCCTTAGTTTGTTTTTCTACGTGTTCTAATTTCTTAAAAGAAGTTTGTATTATAAATATTGACATTGCATATGCCATAATAATATCATCATGATATCCTTCCATATGATCGGGTCTACCTCCTTTATAAACAAAAGTTTTAAGTTCTGAAATCATTCTTTGTGAACGTATAATAGTTTTATTCTCTCTAATATGTTCTTCTAATTCACTAACCATTTGTAACCTAGTGTTACCTACATTAAACCCAGGGACCTTATCACCTTGCTTATATACAGTTTTTGCGTATTTTTCAGATAATTTTCTACTCTTAGGATCATCATAGTGGAGATGTTTATATTCCATCTCCAAAAGTTTTAAAACTGTTGCAACACCCATACCACCTGTAATATCTACTATGGTATATGCATTATACATATTACCATACTTATACACTATTTCTGCTAATATATCTGGTGGTAACTTATGTTTAAATTCTGCAACTTGTTCTAAATTTTCAAAATCTAATATAACTATGGTAGAACTATCTTTACCATCACCTCTACTAACATCAACACCCATAATGTATTTATGTCCCACTTCAGGTTTTTTCCAAATCCACATACTCTTCTCAACCTCAGAAGCGAATTCAGGATCTTTTACAAAATTTTCTTCATGGTACGTAACATACTCATCGTCTACAACATTACCACCCGAACCAATAAATGAAACATCAAGTTCTTGTGCAATTTTTTTAGGGTCACCCATATCTGCCGACATCTCATCGTACCAAGGAGATAAAGGTTTCCAACCATCTTTTATCATTATTTCATAATATTCGATTGTAGATTCATCAGTTTCATATATATTATCCATATATTCCCACCTTAACTTAGTCCTATCTACCGTATCACAAATTATTTTTTCTTTTTCCTCCTCATCCCCCCTAACCCAATAAAGACCTCTATTGTATCTAACATCATGATACCATTTCATCTCTACTAAGTTAAAGTTATTATCACCTGTTTTAGACTTATCGTAGGTTTTATAGTATAGTGGATCCATACCATTTGGTGTAGATATTAATGCAATCTTACCACCTGTACCTAATGAGGCTAGTGCTGCACCAAATACGTCAGAGCCATTATCAATAAAGGCAGCTTCATCCATAACTAAAAATGTTGGAGTAAACCCCCTTAATGCATCTTTAGATGTTGCGAGTGCTCTAATCTCACAACCATTAGATTTTAATTTAAGGTGTCCCTTTGAATTTATCTCTAAGTAATCACTACCTTCATTTAAACCCCAAACCCAATAAGGTATCTGATCTAAAAAGTCTTTAACTTTTTTTAAGAATTCTTGTGCTAGTGTCTGTTTGTTCGCCAGTATCAACACTTTACTAGGGTTATCGGGGTCACCAAATGCAGATTTGACTGCAATATAAGCAGCAGTAGTAGTAGACACACCTGCCTGTCGAGGTTTGGTAACTAAATTACGATTGAACTCTTCATAGGATTTAATTACTTCTTTTTGTTTATAAAACAATTTAAAAGGTACCATACCTTCTTGTGTTAAATCAAATGTCTTTAAAAACGTTTCAATACCATAAATAGGATCTCCCAAACAACGAGCAAATATTTTCAATTGTTCCGCTCTATCCATAACTCTTTTTTATATAAATATGATTAAATGGTTAAAATGCAACTAAATTACCTTCTTCGAAAGCATTATAGTTAGGTCCTAATTTATATGTAACATTACTACCACCACCTATCTTTTGTATAATACCAGCAGCGTTTGCTGCACTCCAAAACTGAGAAAATTGTCCTGGACTATCCTTACTACCAATGTAATTTAAAAACCCTCTCTTTGTTTTTTTAGGGGTGTCATTCATATAGTTTACTAAATCTCTAATCATAGTATCATCCCTCCTTTTAAAAGTATAACCACCTCTCATTTTGTCAAATAAAGCAATCCCATTTTTTTCTGCAAAATCTTTAACTGTACGAGTAAGATTTTTTCTGTCATTATAAATCATATCTTTTTTCATATTAGACGCAATTCTAATTGCTTCTCTATGTTCATAATTATCAAATAAGTAAGATACTACGTCATCAACCATACCACCCATAATTTCTTTTAAAATTTTAGATTCAACACCCCCAATCTCAAACCTATCTACTATTAACTTTTGTAAGTTACTTAAAGAATTATATTTTTCTAATGGATTTTTATCACTACCAACTATCTCTTCTGTTTCTTCTTCTATAAAGATGTCTAATATTGGGATTAAACGGGTATCAATCCTTCGTATGTGATACCCTCTTAATCTAGGTAAAATAGTATTTTCAAACCAATCACGTATTTTCTTACTATGTTTAAACATACGTTCATCAAAACCAAATTCTTTAAAATATACATCTAACGCACTCATAGGGTTTAAAAGTTCAACCCTTTCGAAAAACTTATTAAGAAAACGTTCTTCTTTAGGGTGTAAATTATCCTCCACTATTCTACTTAATTGACTCTCTGTTAGTTTAATCTTCATATCATAAATTACCTAATACGTTATCATTTAAATGTTCTGAGACTTTTATTTGATCGGGATAAAAATAACTCAAATCTGGAGTTTGTAACATTCCTTCCCATTCTAAGAATACTTCTATGACATTTAAAAAATAACTTTCATTATCTTGAGGAAATTCTCCTTTATACTCTAAATACCCATAATTGAACTCCATAAATTTATCTGTCACATCAAACTTAAGTACGTGTTTATCAGAACCCCCTTCTTTTTTTGATTTTACCATATCCCATTCAGGTTTAGAACCAATAACTGAAATTACTTCTCTCATCATATCCGCACTTAATTCATCTTCCGATGCAGATTCAAATGACAACCTATAAAAGTTCTCCAATTCAGACTTTAAATTACCAAACATACTTTCATTTTCTATTAACTCACGTAATAAATCATTATCCAATAACATGTCTTCTCTTAACCCATCCCCATCTGGATCTTCATCATATCTTTCAGGAACACCATCAAACTGTCTACCAATAAAATTATTTTCTTTAATATATTCTTTTATATGTTGTAAAGATTTTTCATCTAAATTATCCCAAACATCACTATCAAAATCTACATCAAACCACCCATATAAATCTGACCAATCTTCTGACAATACTCTTTCTGCGGTATCCCTATCATCGTCATTATATAATATAGATAACTCCGCCCAACCATCACAGATTAAATATATTTTATTCCCTTCTATTTGAATATCCCCATAAACAGATTTAGGTTCTTTACGTTTATTTTCTTTTGATGGGTTAATAATAAATGTGTCTAATGTATAATATTTGTCTATCCATCCTGTACCATTTAAAATTTCATAAGGATCCCCAACGTTA